ATGAAAATCTTCACGTGCTGAAACTGCTAATGGAGTAGCGTCTAAAACTTTTCCAATTTCTGCAATAACGTTAGTTGATAACAAACCGCCACCTACTAAAGCAAGTTCTTGCGCTGTTGGTAAAGCAGGGTCTAAAGCTAATAAAGTTGTAAATCCGTCAAACTCTCCGTTGTTAGATGCAACACCTCGCCAGATGTTTACTTCGTTTTCAGATGCTACCTTTTCTGCGTATTGTGCTAATAAGAAATCTGTAAACGATTTCGGCATAACGTCAAATGCGCTGTACCCCATTTCGATTGCGTCCCAATCATTTCTGAAAGTTGTTTTACACAATTGACGGTTAACTTGCAACTCTTTCGGTTGAATTACTCTTTCAGTTAAAGTAATCGTTCCTGCTGGGTTAAAGTCGCAAGATGCGTTAGATAATAATTTGTCAGTTGCAAGTCGTTTCATAACTGACTTGAACTTAACGTTTGGCATAATAGTAATTAAATTATTTGCCAAAGTTGGTGCTGGCAATAAAGCCGCCGCGATGTACTTACCTGCGAACTCGCCAGCGTAAGTAGTTGTAATTGATGTAGTTGTACTCATTTTATAAAAATGTTTTAAAATTAAACTGCTGTTAAAGTGATTGCTCCTGCTGAAACACCTGAACCGTTCACGTACCAATTTGTGCCGTCACAAACTAATTCTGCAAAGTCTCCGATTGATTCTGCTGATGCCACGAAAGAAATTGTGTTTTCGTCAACTCCTGCAACGTGTGCTCCGTTAACTAAAACGCTTCCCTCGATTGCGTTGCTAAGTGCTTTTACCGTCCAATCAGTAGTCGCGAACAATTGACCTACGATAAATTTAAATCGTAAACCTGCTGATGTTGCTACTGCTGGAAGTGTGATTTGCGCTCCTGCTGCTGCTTTTAATATTAATACTTTTCCGCTATCTTTTGCGGTTAAAGTTGTTGCGCCTGTTACGGCTTCAACTACTGCCAACTGACGTTCTGTGTCGTTGGTTACTGCTAAATAAGTTGTGCTCATTTTATTGGTTTATAAATTTCATTACTAAATCTCTTGTGCTTTTAGGTGCTTCTACCTTTACTTTTTCCGTTGGCTCTGGATTGTGAACAATTGCTTTCGGTTCTTCCATTTGTGCTAACTGTGTTTTCAATGCTTCGTTTTCAGATTTCAACGCTTCGTATTCTGAAAAGAACGTTTCTTTAACCATTGATTCAACTGTTTTTTTAACTGCTGATTTTTCAATCGTTTCAGTTGGTGCTTGTGGTTTTTCCAATTCCTCTTCTTCCTCTTCCGCAGGTGCTTCTTGTTCTTTAATTTCTGCAATTACACCTTCTTGAGTAACGATTAAAAGCATTCCGTTTTCAACAACGTATTCACCAACGGGCAAAGGGATTCTTTGGTCATCTTCTGTAACAACAAAAATTTCGTTATTCGCTTCAAAACTATCCGCTTCGATTATTGTAACGCCATCGTTAAGTTTCATTTGCTCCAATTTCACTTCGATATTCAAAGCAACACAAATCTTTTTTACTATCTCTTTATAATTCATTTGACTTTTTTTTATTAAACTATTACACTTTTGTTCTGTTGCATTCTAGCGAATTATTACGGTTACGTTTTGGCTCGGATTGATTACAATTTGCGTTCCTCCGCTTACTGTTGAACCTATCCCTTGTTGTGATAATTCGCCCTCACAACATTCTTTGCGATACTTGTTGTCCTTGCATAAGCAACCACGTTTTCCGCCTTTTGGTGATGTTGTTTTTGTTGGCATGTTATAAACCTTTGATGTTTGAATCAATTGCGTTAGCTAATTTAAAAAGTGAATTTGCTTTGTTCTTTATACCTTTAGCAAAACCAGGTAAATTCGTAACAGATGCAGGTGCTTGTAACCCTAATGCTTTTGCCTCTGTAATTGTGCTATTTGCGTCTTTAATAAAAGCATCTGAAAGTACATTCAATGATTTCCCTAAATTATTTAATCCAATTTTAGCATCGTTAATAGTTTTTACATACCTTGATGCTTCATTTGATTTTGCTAATAAAGCCGCGTATTGTTTCTCAATTTCTTGAACTGATTTGAACATTGCCAACTCTACTTTTTCACTTTCTAACTTTACCGCTTCTTTATCAGATAGCTTGTTGATAATTTCTAAACTTGTTTTCATTTATATGATTTTATAATTTGTACTACTTTCTCACGTGCGCTCATTTCGTAACGTTCGGCGAAATATCCCTCGATGCTGAATCCTTTTAATTCGCCGTCTTTAACTTTTTTCCACGTTTCGTCATTATCAACTTTCATCGCAATCATCCACGTGCCTTTGGGTAAATCGAAACCGTATAATTTAGATTTATCCATTTCGGCATCTTCAATAATCCACGATTCCACGATCGTCATTCCGTCAACTTTAACGGCGTGTTGCTCCGTTGCGTTTTGATGTTGCCCTCGCATAAATACCAACTCGCTTGCACGTTTTACCGTTGATTCTGAAAAGAATATTTCAAACTCCTTGTCTTTATCCTTACGGTAAATCTTCTTATTAGGAATAAGCGCTGCGCCTAAAACAATTCGCTTTTCGTCAATCGCTTTTAATTCTACAAAGTCTTTTGAAAGTGCAATAAAATTTTCTTCAATCGCTGGCTTTTCCACAAGCGAAACGGCAAAAACACCGTCTTTCTTTTCGTCCTTAATTACTAATTCGTAAACTTCCATAACTATAAAACTATAATTGTGATGTTTGTTGCACTTTCAAATCAAACTGCTGTGCGCTTGTGATGTCGTTGCTTACCACGTATGCTTTAACGGGCTGTTGTTGTAAGGTTGCCAATTGGTTTATTCCAGTATTTCCGACAACGTTAAGATTAGGTGCGATAACACCACCGCCACCACCGTCACCGCCTAAATTACCACCACCACTTGGCGCTCCTCCTCCTCCTAATGATTGTAATGCTTTTGCCGTTGCTGTAATATTGGCGGCTATTCCTAAACCTGCACCTATTTTGTTTCTTGCTATTTCCGCTGCGGATAATGCTTGACCTCCCGGAACTAATGAATACTTTGCAATCGCTGCCGCATTCGCCGCTTGTGTTGATGTAATTATTTTAGCAATACCTATTGCACTTTCAGCAAGAACCGCCGCTTTTTGAACGCCTTTAGACTTCTCAAATATTGATTTTATAATTCCAACACCTTGAAGTGCTAAATCTAAATCTTGGGCTTGTAAATCCTTTTTTTGTTGCAATAAAGCCTTTTCAATTTCAATTTTCTTTTCCGCTGTTTCTTTATCAAGTGCTATTTGTTTTTCCTTAGCTTCTTTATCATTTGCGTATTGTTTTTCTTGCGCTGTAAGGTTGATATTATTAAGATTGTTTAAGTGTTCAATTTCTAATGCTTCGGTATCTTGACCAAATTTTATTGCGTTATCAATTTTAATTTTATAGGATTCATTTTCTTTTTGGATTGCAAGTTCTTGTTCGGTTAAAAGCATATCCGCATTTGCTTTTTTAGCTGAATCAATTACATCAAGTGAATCTAATTCGGCTTTGTTTAATGCTTTTAATCGTTCTTGTTCTGCAATATAATATTCATCTTTTGTTAAATCAATTGCTTCTACAGATTCTTTAGTTGCATCAACAGTTTGTTCTACATATTTTTTACCGTTGTTTGTTAATTCAGCAACTTTATTGCTTGCATCGTTTGCTGCACGTCCGTAATCTTCAAATCTAAGTTGAGCGTTTTTTAAAGCTTCTTCATTTTCTTTTAATGCTTTTTTATTTTCGTCTAACTTTTCTTTTGCTTTGGTTAAATCGGTATTTAATTGACCAACTCCACTTATACCGCCCGAACCTTTAGTTAATTTACCTTTATTTGCGTCATCTTGTGCTTTAGCTAATTCTTTTTCAAGTGCAATTTGTTCTTTTTTACCTTTAGCAATATCAGCTTCTAATTTCATTTGAACATCTAAATTCTTTTGTATTTTCTCTTCATTTCTTTGAAGTAAATATTTAGCTTTTTGATATTCTAAATAGCTTGCTAACTCTGTATTTAACTGCGACTGAAAATCACGTTCATCTTTAATGTTTTTTAAAGTAGTTCCGTATTCCTTGTTGATTTTTTTAATTAAATCTTCACGTTCTTTACTTCCTGAATTTGTAGCTTTTAATTGTGCGATTAATGTAGCAAAAGATGCACTTTCTTTAGAAACGTTTTCACGCATTTCTTTAGATTGTTCATTCATTCTTTTTTGCTTTGCCACATATTTATCTTGTTCATCTGTTGAAAGCCCTATTGCTTTTGAAACATCTTCCCAATAAGTTATAACTAATGCTAAACCCGTTATAATCAAACCAATTCCAGTAATAGCAAATGCTTTACTTGCTAAACTCATTTTTTGAAAACCCGAAATAGTGCTTGTTACAAGTCCATTAACGGTTACTTTTAATTGACTAAACGCTCTTCCTGCATCTTCTAAACCCTCCAAACCTTGCGCCAAAGCCATTGCACTTTGAACACGTAACATCGCTTTTTGTACATCTTCACTTTCTGCACCTACTAAACCCATAGCACCTTCAACCGCACTAAATCCACTTGCAACCGAAGATAAAGATTTCCCCAAAGCAATAAATGCACCCTCGCCTTTTTGCGCTTGAATTGCATCGTTAACGTCTTCGATTTGGTCTTTTAATTCAGCCGCTCTTTTAGACGCATTTTGCACCTCGATTGAAGTTGCACCGAAAGCGTCCGCAAGTTTTTGAACTTCTAAAACCGCTTCTTTATATTGTTGTTTTAGCGTTTTAGAATTGTCCTGAATCTCTATTTCAATAACCTTTTTTTCCATGGTATTTTCTTAATTCTTGTTTCAATATTTTCTTTGTTGACGAAGTGTATTCGTTCAAACCTTTTGCCACGTCAATCGCCTTTGATTGTCCGAAGTGGTCGCTAACTTTTAGTAGCTGAATTATAGTGTGTATTCTCATAATCTTAATAACAAGGTTCTACTTTGAATGCTGAAAATATGCTACCTTCTTCGATTGTGTACGTTCCGAAAGGGCATTCGGTGTCTTCGTATAAGAAAACAAACTCACCATCAATTTGCCAACTAGAACCATTCCAAAATAAAGGTATATCACCTAGTTCTACAAAATCTATATCGTAAACATTTTTACCGTTTACTTGAAAATCAGGAAACACTTCAACCTCCACCGTTACAGGCTCTTCACCTACTAAGGTATAGGTAACTTTTATACATTCACAATCGGGTTGTATCGTTACCAACTCTCTAATTAAATTCATTTTCACTTCGCCATTGTTCAACGTGCTACTAATATCGTTAATTAAATATCGTTTGTCTTTAATTATAATTTTATCATTCATTTTTAAATTCGCAAGTGTGCCAGTCGGTAACATCGCTGTAAATGAAAACAACCGTTGCTGTAAATCGTAAAGGTTGCCTAAATGATTAGAATAGTAAGTTTGGTAAAGGCTGTTTGGCTCTGTTTCTTGTGTTACGATATTGAACTCGTTACCGAAACAAAGTGAAAAACCCGTTGTGTTAACGCTATTGAAAAGCGCATAATCTGTTACGTTAAGATTTGAAGTACCATCGAAAAATTTAACAGTTGACGTTGCCGTTTCTTCGCCTCCTAAATACATTAATTGCGGTTCTGGAATATAGCCACTATTATTTTCATCTAAACAATAAGAACAAAATAAATTAGTTCCCGTTATTTCTGCAAATTGTGTATTTTCAAATGGTAACTCGATTTTAAATTCACTTCCATCGTAATCAAAAGCGTAATCTAAATTACCGTATTGACGATTAAAAATAGTTAAGAAATTTTTATTTATAAATGATTTGCTTTCTTTATACTTAAATGCAATCTGTTTGTAAAGTGGTAATCGTTTAACGTTACTTGAATTAATAACATACTTCGTTATGTCTTTTTCGCCTCCTAATGAATACCAATCTTGTAAAGGTTCAATTGTGAATGTCGTTTCGTTTTCCCCAACACAAACCAAATTAAACGCTTTGAAAATAGCTGAAACAAAATCCGCAATCTTTAAATTAGGTGCTAAAATTGAAGCGTTCAAAGTTGACGTTAAACTAATCGTATTTCCAACTCCAGTATAAATTGTTCCACTTGGTGCTTCGTATAAAACACTAATGCTAAAACTAACCGTTTTGTCTGCTTTAAATTGATAGGTAACAACTGAATTTAAACCCGGTACGTTTGCCTCATTCGTTAAAATTAAAGGGTCTGTTCCTCCATAACTTTCGTAAGTGGCAAACAAAACTCCGTTAATATAAGCCTCGCAGTAAATGGTAGCCGTTCCGTCTGAAACACTTGAAATATTTATTGTCGTTTTATGAAACGTTGAACCTGCAATTGGAACATAAGAATAGGTTAGTGTATTATCAATCGTATTAAAAAACGTGTTACTTGGCGTTGTGCTATTGTAATCTATTAATTGATAGTTTGTTAAAAAAACAAATTCTTGAACGTTTTGATAACGAATATATAAATCCGTCCAACGTGATGAACTAAAAAACGTGCTATTAAAATTTATTCCAAATTGTGTTTCTATAATATCAAATATTTTAGATACTTTGATTGCAGGAAATAACTCAAACCATTTTACACTTCCTGCGTTTGTTGTAATATCGTTTGCGCTTGCGTCTCCAAACGTCCAAACTCTTCTTGGTGCAATTAACGGATAACGTACATTGTAAGCTGTTGTTCCGTCCGTTACTCTATTATAAACTTCCGTACCGCTGTAAGTGTGTGCTATGCTTGTATAATCCAAATCCTTTAAAGTCAATTCACCA